GACATTAAACAAGTTAAGTGAATCACCAGTATTAAAATCAATAAAGACTAATTTTAAATTTTATTATGATAATTTTGAAGGTGATGAAGAGTATAAAAAAGAATTAGGTTCAATTATAGAACAAAGTAATCCGTTGAAATTTCTTGTTGATAGTATGGACCCAATATTTTTAGATATTGCTAAAGACATATTAACAGAAGCTATGTCAGAAATAGATGGGATGTTAGTAGGTATACCAATGGGAAACCAAAGAATCAAAATGTTTTATTTCAGTAGAGAAAAACTTATTGAATTAGGATTACAAACTGACATGATTAATGCTCCTAAATCAAAAGGGGCAATGCAAATTAGATTCTCATCTAAAATTTTTAAAGACCCAACGATTAGTGGTGAATTAGTATTCCCTGACCTTTCAAGAAAAGATTATGAAGAGTTTTTAATTGGTGACGATACCACAAATAAAACTGTTGAAACTTTAAATATGTTAGGTAGTAAATACGGTGTTAATGGTTTAGGTAGACAACTACCACAAGATGTTGTTATGGACTTAGCAAAAAGTGAAGCATTTTTTACCGACATGAATTCAATATTAGGTTCTGAAGAATGAAAATAATAATCACAGAATCTCAAATGAAGATGGTGGTTGAAAATTCTCAAAAACCCACTCGTATAACTGATGTTCTTACCAATATTTGGGATAAACAAACTAAAGAAGATGGTTACCCAACGTTTGATGAAGATGTATTGAGGTATTTTGGTATAGAAAAATGGACAGATATTTATGACTATGCTGAGTTTTTTAATAACTATATTGGTGGAGAAGAAAAGACTATGAAAATAATTGATGAGATATCAAGTAATAACTTTTCGACAAGAGACTTTCCCGAAAGACTTATTGGTGGATATAATTTTGATTGGAGTATTATTAATGTTTATAATAAAGATGATGTTTATAGATTAGATTGTCAAGCATCAAAAAGAGGTTCTGTTACCCTTATGGATGGAAGACACATGTCATTAAAAGACGCTATAAATGATGACGAAGTGGGATGGGAAATACAAAGTGAGATTTCAGATGTCATACAAGATTGTTTAAATGAACTAATATATCCAAGAACGGGAATAAAGGTTGATGTGTATTACGTGGAGATATGAAAATAATAATTACAGAAGAACAACTTGAAATGTTAATTGAGAAGTGGTCCAATAAATACAAAAGGTCTATTGATTGTAACAACCCAAAAGGTTTTTCACAAAGAGCCCATTGTCAGGGAAGAAAAAAGAAAAAAAATAATTAATAAAAGTTTTGATTAAACGAAATAGTTTATATACATTTGTATTAATATTAACCACTTAAAAAATAAACAATAAATTATGGCAACAAAATCAGGAAACAAAGGACGTTACATTTGCAAAGTTGGATTCTATGACATCTATGCTAAGGACACATTGAAACCTAAAAAAGAGAGTAAATACAAATTCGTAAAGGCTGATGTGAAGGCGACGGACTATGTTGTGTATCACGCAAAAAAAGTAATTGAGAGAGGATTAAAAACCAAAGATTTAGCAGTTACTAAGGCGGTTGAATTACTTGGGGCTAAGGCACAATTATACGGTTTATAAAATCGTGTATTATATATAAAAGTCAGGGAAACCTGACTTTTTTTGTGCTTGAAATATTTATAAAATATGAAAATTATTATTACAGAATCACAATTAAGATTATTAACTGAGGCTGCGTCATTGGCTAATGATGAAGATTTTAGAGATACTATTAAATCTTATGAAAATGAGGTCGTCAACTCATCAGGTAAACATTATGTTTTTGATGACGCTGACCCTAAAAATCCTAAGACTTTTGTAAGTGCTCCGAATAAAAAAAGAGGAGGAACATTAACCATTGGTTGGGGACATACAGGACCTGAAGCTAAAATTGGAAATGTTATAACAAAATCTAAGGCGGAACAATTATTAACGTCAGATATTCAAAAAGAAGAAAATAAAACTAAATCCCTTTTCCCAAAGTACGATAGTTACCCGTTATATGTTAGAAAGGCTCTTGTAAATTCAGTTTATAGAGGTGAAGCAAAAAAAGGTTACAAGTGGGTCGAAGCAATTAATGCTGGTAATTGGGAAGACGCGGCAACAAAATACTTACAAGGTTGGGATATAGATTTTTCACAAGCAAAGAATCCAAAATACAAAGGTGGTGTTGCCGATAGAATGGTTACAAATCAAGAGGCTTTTAAAAAATACGCACAAGAGTTAAAATCTAAAACAAAACAAAAACCACAACAAACATCACAAGTTAAACCAAAGCCAGGTGAAAATCCTCACACAGAATTTTCAGGTACAATACCAGATGGTGTTGATTATAAAACTTGGGAAAGAATGTATTATATCAATAAGGTTGTTTATCCAACTAAAAGGTCTGACACCGATTATGTGAATTTAAGATACACACCTGAGGTAAATAATGGATTTATAGATAATAAAATAGGAATGGTTAAATGGCCTAACCCTGTTGGTGTTATCAAAGACATTAAAGATGTGACACAAAACGATAAATGGTATTATGTAAAATTAGACTCAACGGTTGATGCTGAAGATGATTATGCGTGGGTAAGTGCCGATTATGTTTCACTTAGTAAATACGCTAAATTTGTATAATGAAAATAGTAATAACAGAAGCCCAATACAGTAAACTTACCGAAGACAATCTTCGTGAGTTTTTATATGCGTTTTGGGATAGACAAAAAAAGAATGGTGAAGAACCATTCTTAGATGAGATGTTATATCACGTTTTAGGGATAACAAAAAATACTCGAGAAGATTACCTACAAGTTTTACCTATTTGGTATGAATATAATGGTGGTAGAGACGTATTATACGATAAATTAGTTAAGGAAATAAGTGATAAAACATTTAGAATACAAGACGATGTTCAGAATTTAAATGCCGATTTTAAAGTTGTTGGATTTGATAGTTATGAACTGAGTATCAATATAGAAGTGGTTATTTTAATGTTAGACGCGGATGGTAACGGTGAAATTGAAACAACAATTTATGATGATGAAGATGAAGACGGTAACGTAAATGATGAAAATTACCGAATGGAATTGGTTTCAATTTATGAAGCGTTAAATATCGCAAGAGAGTTTTACGAGACGGGTGATTTAACAGGTTATCTTAGAAGTGTAGCTTACGATTATTTTTATAATTTACTTGAAAAGTATGGATTACCAATTGATGTTGAAGTTGATATAAGATGATGAAAATAATAATAACGGAATCACAATATAAGAATCTTTTTGAATCTAAAGAAGAAAAGAAATCAGACCTTTTATACGGTATGTGGATGGATGGAATGTCAATAGACGATATTAAAGATTATACGGGAATGAATATACCACAAATTATTTCTTATCTTAAAGATAAAGAAATAAAGATAGATTGTAAATTTGCTGAGAATTTAGTCCTGATTCTTATGTTTAGAACTGACTTTATTAATAAAAATTATAATTTTAACGATGGTCAAATGTTTCTAAATTTAAGTTCGGGTGGGTTTAGTGGGACTGTAGAATTTGAGTTCAATGATAAGAATTGTAGGTTAAATGGAATGGCGACACCTTATTGGAATGGTGATTGTTATACTCCTGTTGATGGTAGTTCTTTTGAGGATAAAAGAACAGGTTACTATAATGAATATTACGATAATACAAATAAAAAAATAGAAAACACACCATCAAGTTTTAACTCAATACAGGAACTTATTGATTTTTTAAATAACGATTACCCTAAACAATTAATCAAACCAATAAAAAAACTGATTGAATATTATTTGACATTTACAAATTCATAAATTATATTTTATTCACTATGAAAACATTCCGACAAGAATTAAGAAATTGGTTAAAAGAAAAGAAGGGAATTGAAACAAACCCTGATGTATTACTATTAATTGAAGAAATTATAGATAAAACAAATACGTTAGAAAAACACGAAGAAAATATTATAAATAGGGCATATCATCGTGGACATATGGATGCGGAAAAGAATAAAAATCCTAAAGGAAACTATTATAAAGAAGAGCATAAAACTAATAGTTTATTTAGGAAGATTTTAAATAAAAAAAAATAAAGATGGAGATTACAAATAGTGAATTAAAAGAAAAGTTAAACAACGGAGAAAAAGTTGTTGTTGAATTTTGGGCACCTTGGTGTGGACCTTGTAAAATGTTAAAACCTGTATTTGAAAGAGTTGCAAGTAGCAACACTACAAATATTCAAATGTATACAATGAACATTGATGAAGGCGATAACAAAGAAATTGCAATTGAGTATGGTGTAAGAAGTATACCAGCAATCAAAACGTTTGATGGTTCAGAATTAAGAGAGACATCTGTTGGTGTAGTATCTGAAGATAGAATCAAAGAACTTGTCGGTTCATTAGTTTTGTAAAAAAAAATAAAAAAAGTTTTGGTTTATTAAAGAATGTTATATATCTTTGTTGGAGTTAAATGATACACACTTAAAGTTATGAAAACGATAGAAGTTACAATTCAGGAAATTTGGCAGGCGACTCGTCCTATCGTTCATAAGAATAAGAAAGCGTATAATAGAAAAGAAAAACATAAAAACAGAAATATATGATAAACTTAAACGACCTAAAAAACACAACCCCTTCAGTATTCGCAACATCAGCATCTCCTAAAATGTCAGACAGGTATGTATTCGTACCTACTTTGGACATCTTGGAAAACTTCGAACGAGAGGGTTGGCAATTGGCATCAGCAAAACAAGTAGGTAGAGGATTACACTCAGTACACGAACTACGATTACGTAACGGTGAATTACCAAAAGTTGGAGACACTTTGGTTGAAGCAATCATCAGAAACTCACACAACGGTATGGCGACATTCCGAGTAAGTGCAGGACTTCACCGATTGGTTTGTTCAAATGGTTTAACTGTACCAACAGCACTATCTGAGTCTTTTAACCTTCGTCACTCACGATTTGATTTGGATGAGGTTAAAAGATTAACAGAGTCATTCGCAGGACGATTACCAAAGATTGAAACGTCAGTTCAACGAATGATGGAGCGTGAACTTTCAACCGATGAGAAAATTGATTTCCTTCGTAAATCTGCTGAGGTCCGTTTCGGTAAGGATAAAGTCCTAAAGGATATGGAGATTGTAGGACTTCTAACACCGAATCGTATGGAAGATGAAGGTGACGATATGTGGAAAGTTTTTAACGTCGTACAAGAGAAATTTGTTCGTGGTGGAGTTGAGATGACATCTCAGAATGGACGTAGAACAAAACTCCGTGGACTACAAAACATCATGGCAGTAAACCAAATCAACACCAAACTTTGGGACTTGGCAGAAGAAATGATGTAAAAAATTAAAATCCTCACAAAAAAGTGGGGATTTTTTTTGCAATTACGGTTTTATTACTATCTTTGTAAGGTAATCAATAAAACACACCACTATGTCCACTATCACTCAAGTACAAAACTACCAAGGCTCTAACTCTTTCGTTATTAAGATGAAAGAGGCAATCAAAAAATACGGCACGCTAACACCAAAACAATTAGCGGCTGTAGAAAAAATCTTATCAGCTGCTGTTGAAGCGAAACAAGTTGAATTGTCTGACGACATGAAAAAAATTCAATCATACGATGGTCCAAGTGACTTCGTTAATGATATCAAATCTAAACTTGAGAAGTTTGGTAAATTGTCTGATAAACAAGTATCAGCAGCATTGGGTCAAATCCAAAAAGAGGAGACTAAAAATGCGACTCGTAAGATGAACCTTATTTTAGATGGTGACACTATCATCGTAGGTCGTAACATCGGACAAAAGTTGAAAGAGACTTACGGTCTTAAATTCAACCCAACACTTTTGGACCTTACTAAAGTTTTGGCAATCACACCTAAGGCTGTAAAATTGGCAGGTAAAATGACAATCAAACGTGGCGATGTTTGTGTGTGTTGTGGTAGAACTTTAACTGATGAGTTCTCTATGTTGACTAAAATGGGTAAGACATGTGCAAGTCACATGAAAGTTGAATACATCACTAACAGTTCAGAAACTGAGCGTTTCCGTAACGAATACCTCAAACGAGTTGAGGAAATTGGTGAGATGGAATTTTGGATTCCAAAGAAACAAATCAAAATGTGGGAAGGAAATGGTGACCTTCTTTTGAATATGTTCTAAGATAAAGACCCTCACAGAAATGTGGGGGGTTTATTATTTAATTGTTAAGTGTTTAAAATGTTATAAATTAAACCTATTTATATGTTATATGGAACTAAATAAATATATAACCATAGTTATACCTTGTAAAAATGAGCAAGACATAATTTTAAAAACACTTGACTTATTAAATTACCAACAAGACATTTATAATGTTAAAGTAATTATTTGTGACGCATCAGATGATAAAATTACAAAACAAACACTTGAAAAAAGAGCAAATAGAAAAGTCGATACATTCGACTTACAAATTACTGAAGGTGGTCTACCCGGAATTGCCAGAAACAGAGGATTTAAATTTGTTAAAACTCCATATGTCTTATTCATGGATGCTGACGTATTCCTACTTGACCCTAAAACTATCAAGAGGTCGTTTCTCAAAACACAAAAAAAAGATTTAGATTTGGTAACAACCAAGTTCAGAAGTGATAACGGTAAATATAACAACATATACCGTTTGTTTGATTTTCTACAGTTAGTGTCAAAGTGGTCAACACCATTCTGTTTGGGTGGATTTATGATGATTAAGTCTAAAACATTTGCTCAGTTGGGTGGGTTCGATGAAGAAATTAAAATCGCTGAGGATTACCAATTTTCAAAACAAATCAAACCAAGAAAGTTTGGTAGAATTAATAATGTTGTTTTTACTCCTCCAAGAAGATTTGAAAATAAAGGACTTTTATATATGACCAAAATATTCTTAGGGTCATTCTTCAACCACAACAATAAATCATACTTTACAAAAGACAAAAATTACTGGTAATGAAAAAGTGGAAGACAGTAATAATGAGTGATTTACATTTAGGTGCAAGACAATCACAAACAGATAAGATATTAGAGTTCTTAGAAAATAATGAAATGGAAACTTTAATATTAAACGGAGACATTATTGATGGATGGGCAATTAAAAGTAATAGTAAATGGACTAACGATTGTACTAAGATTATTAGAAAGATAATCAAACTATCAGAGGGAGCCACAAAAGTTGTTTATATCAGAGGAAACCACGACGATTTCTTAAAAGACTTCATCCCATTCAAGTTAAATAATATTGAGATTGTTAGAATGTATAATCACATTGGAGTTGATGGAAGAAACTATTATTGTTTCCACGGAGATGTGTTAGACTTTGTTATTATGAAAGCCAGATGGTTAGCCGTTATCGGTGGGTGGTCTTATGATTTTGTGATTAAATTAAATACCATTTACAATAAGATTAGAAAGACATTCAACTTAAAGTACCATTCACTGGCAAACGGAATCAAACAATCTGTAAAAGGTGCAATCAACTTTGTATCTGATTTTGAATCAGGAGCCAAAGGATTAACAAAAGAGAAGGGTTATGATGTTGCCGTTTGTGGACACATCCATCAACCAAAACTTGAAATAGATTACATGAACTCAGGTGATTTTTGTGAGAATTCAACCTGTCTTGTTGAAGACAAAAAGGGTAATTGGAAAATCCTCACAATATAATCACTTCATATTCTTCAATACCATTTCAATAGTGTAAATAGAGTCCTTATCTTGTTTGGTAGGACTTTTTTTACTTTTTAGGTATTCCAAAGACTTCATAAGTTCAGTCTTCTTATCTGTTGGTTTAGTGACAGAAGGGGTAGTTTCAGAATACTTTAATGTGGGTTCTTGAATGATACTGATGGTTGAATGTTTAATCTCAGGATGATAAATCATCTGATAGATTTTAGCTGCCATCATTGGGTCCTTAGTGGTGCGATAAATAATAAGATATTTAAGAAGTTTCATATAACAAAGATACAAAATTACTATTCACCTCACAAACAAAATAGGTGATATTTATTATTATGGAATCTATTTTAAATGAAGAATTAGTAAGACTTAGACAATTAATGTTGTCTGAAGAGATGGTACAAAGTGATGGTTATAAAAAACTAAAAGAAACTATCGATATATTAAAAAAGAAAGATAAAGTTCTTTTACTTTCTTGCTCTAATAGATACCAATTTGACCCAAAAAAAATTGACACACCTAAATCAAGATTGTTAGCGCTATATATCCAAGAAGAGTTGGGTGATAAAGCGACTTATATTGACATTACAGAACTTAAAATATTACCTTGTGAGGGTAATGTATCAAGGGCTGATGGTAATTCATGTGGATTATTAAAAGCTGCTCTTAAAGATAAGAAAAAGAACCCTACAGGTCATCATAGATGTTGGGTTAATATTAATGAACCATCAGACGAACTATGGAAAGTCAGTAGAGAGTTATTTGAATCAGATGCTGTGTTATTCTTTTCATCTGTAAGATGGGGACAGGCAAACATGTATTACCAAAACTTAATGGAAAGACTTACATGGATTCAAAACAGACACACAACGTTAGGTGAATCTAATTTAATCAAAGATATTGAATCGGGATTTATTTGTGTTGGTCAAAATTGGAACGGTGAAAATGTAACTGAAATACAAAAGAAAAGTCACGAATATTACGGATTCAAACCTAACAAAAAACTTTATTGGAATTGGCAATACACCAAAAATATGCATGATGAAACTCAAAAATCATACAAGGCTTCTCGTAATAAGTTTCTTAAAGATATGAAAATTGAAGAACCTAAAAAATAATGGCAACAACAAGACCATTTGCATATAATACTGGTACCACCATATCGGGGACTCTTCAATATGGAAATATTGTTGTCGGTGTTGATGCCAATATAGATTATGCTGGTGGAGGAGGTAACGTAAGATGGTGGAATGGACCTGACGAAGATTTAGGGTATGTTATTACTTATCCAAATTCTTTAGGTAATCAACCAAATCCTGATTATAGTCCTGCGTTTTTAGGTTTTAAAAGAAGTTCAGTTAAAACTGAAAATAGTTTTCTATTGTTAACTAATAGTACATATTCACAATCATTTACTGCTGGAACCGATGCAATGATTTGGTTAACAGGTAATGG